TGCAAACTGATCTTCGTCACTGTTTGGTGTAGAAGTAATAATACAACGCCCACCAGTTGCTAGAGTAGGTGATATAGAAGTCCAAAATTCTTCAGCGATATTAGGTTGTAAAAACGCAAACTCATCGCAATACAGTAACGAGATACTCATACCCCGTCCTGTTGTACCTGTAGTAGTTTGACTTACGATACGTGACCCGTTGTCAAATTCCATGGATCCTTTATTATAACTCACTACCCCTGCACGTAAGAAATCTGGACATAGCTCGTACCCGTACCGTATACGTTGCATAATCTCTTGAGCACCTGTATATTTGTGCGCTGCGATTAGAATAGTTTGATCTGGATGAAACATAGCATACCATAACAAGTATGCAGATGCGCATGTTGTTTTACCACTTTGACGCGGTAACATGTTAATGTTAAAACGATGCGCGTGATAACAATCTAATAATTTTGTTTGATACTCGAACGGATCAAATAACAGTTTTCCTTTTACTGAATGTTGTATATGAAAAAAGTGTCTTGAGAAATGTAAATACCCACGTTCAGTATCGGAGCACATTAGTATGTTATTGATTTGATGTTCGCTAAATTTTTCAGTTTTATGTGCTTTTTTAGTTAAAACACCGTCTAAACTTTTAGCCATATATTATCCTTTATCTGTCTATTTGTATTTACAAAAAAAAGCGGACATAATGTCCGCTTTGTGATTATCTTGGAGGTTTGTAAGTTAATTCGTATACACAATGCTTATTGTAATGTTTAGCTTGCTGATGTATTTTATTTTTAACTTTTTTTATTGCGTTTTCTAACTCAATCGACCCATCAACTCCGCCTGGGTATATACGCCACGGGTGTTCGTTGTTATAATTAAAAATTGCAACATTAATAATCGGATCATAGTCAAGATCATTAATAGATTTTTTCTTTACATCAGGAAATGCTTTATCTGATGAAAACCCATTATGACCTTTGTATACGTGATCGTGTTCTGCACGACGATCATTATTATAACCGGATTCTCTTATCTTTTTTTTTGTGAACGACCTTTAACTTCTTCATACAAAGAAGTTAAATTATTTACTAATGATTCGTTACGTATTTTCCACGGATTGCCACCGCCTGCTTGTTTAGGAGCTTCGCCGCCTTTACTAGCTAAATCGTTACCTGTAAATATTGCAGAGTCCAAACCAAATACTTTAGGTCCTTTATCGCCGTGTACTGCATTTTTAAAATCATCACCGATTACAATTTCTTTAGTTTCGGGTTCATGTTCATGCGGTTGTTCAACTTCACCACTGATACCTTTTAAAATATTCATCAAATCACGAATGCCGTCTGCACCTTTGCTATTAATAGTAACATTCATATTCATGTTATCTCCGGCACTTTGTTCTTGATTTGGACTAATCATCGAAATCGGCATTTCCATACCACCGCATTCGTCAACTGCTGACTCCAAATTTGATTCTACGTCCATTTCGTGGCCATCTTGAATCTCTTTTAATTTCTTTGCAAGTTCTTTAAAATTCATTTTATTTTTCCTAGTTTAGCAGTTGGCAATGTAACTTGACGAGATCCAATTGGACTAGTTGTTCCGTAATTTTTATCAACTGTTGCTGGTTTTTCAGCAGGTGCTTCTTTGGCTAACAATTCATTATTAACACCTGAATAAAGCGTACCTTGATTTTTAACTTTTCCTAACTCTTTAAGTAACGACATAACATGCGAGTCACCGACTATACTTTGGTTATCTTCTTTATCATAGTCTTTAGTTAATAAAGATTCACCGGATGCAGTTCTGTGTGCATTGTTAATTTCTACTTCTTCTTGTTCTTTAAGATTACGAACTTTAATACAGCATTCTGATAATCCCATAGTTTCTGCTGCAAGTTGATGTATTTGAAAACTAGTTGCAGGATAAGTTACTACTATATCATATACAGTAGTTGCTACATTTTTATGAGCAGGAAAGTCAAGTTGTGTTTCTTGAATAGGTGTACGTGTTCCTTTTGAGAACGATTCAAGAGTGAATCGTTCTAATGCACCTTTAAATTTATCGAGTTGGCAAGTAGTGAGTTCGTCTACTACTTTAACTTTAAACTCGTAAACCTGTTTTGATTCTAATAAATGTTGTTTAAATGATTTCATGTTGTATCCTTGATAGTATATTTATTTCATATTCTTTAATTTTTCAATCAAACTATTTCGATCGGTTACAATAAATCCTTCACCTGCAATACTAATGCCAGGATCTTCTGAATGATTATCACTATCTAATTTTTGTTTTTTTAGTTGAAGTTCAATCATTTTAAGTTTTTTGTCTATCTTTGCTGATTTAGCATCGATTGCATTTTTTAACATACTAGCTGCAACTTCAAATACTCTACCACTATATCGTGCTTCAACATTCATTCCGAGATCCATTAGGTCATCATATGCATCGGTTGCACGTTTTGCTAATGCATCAAATTCCGAATCACTAATATCTCCTAAGCCTTTCACTTGTGGTAATGCAGCTGAAATTTTATCAAATTCAGACATATCTCTAAATAAAGGAACTGCGGCAGGAGGAGGGATTGGTGTATCTACTTGTGTTGCAACTTTTTTATTTTCAGGTAAGTTTAAAAGTTCTTCGAGCTTTTTCATGATATATCCTCATAATTATTTTACTATTTAAGTTATTTGGAACCATTATGGAATAAATCATTTTCATTAAGCACTCTAAATACAAGACCGTTTTGTTTACAGTATGCATTAGCAGCCGCCCATTTTGCTTGATTTTTAATAAACTGTGCCTGATTATATTTGTTCTTTCCTACACGCTCTAATATTTGTTGACTTGCAGGTTTTATTTCAATTATTTCGTGATGAATTATACTGTTTTTATCTACATATTGAATATAAAAATCTGGTAGATATATAGTATTGCGGTTAGTTAACGGATCTCGATATGGGATAGTAACAGCTTCACTTGCCCATTTTTGTATAGCAGGATTTGTATCGCACATATTCATAAAACTCATTTCCCATGAGCTTCTATAAAACGGAATTTTAGTTCCTATGTACTTGTTAGGATTTTTAAATTTAAATTGTCCTTTGGCAAATTTACGACTGCTCACACTACTATATTCCGTAATTCAAATGCATTATTTTCTACCTTTACACGATACCCTAGTAAACTAGTTTTTTCTCTATACGCATTTAAGATTTGTGTTACTACACGAGTTAATTGAAATGCAGGAACAGCTTTTAATGTATCTAATAATTCAAATACATTTATTTGTTCGTTACGTGCTTGATTTAATAACATAATTGCAATTGATTTTGCGCTGTCGATATCAAAATCTCTTCGTTGGAAAAAGCCAACGACTGCATCGATCTCATTGCTAGCGAATGTTACTTCTGTAACAAAAAACTTATCAAAGAACTGTTTAATTTCTTGATAGCTAGTATCATCTTTAAGTGGTAAATTGGAAACTAATGTTGTCATATTTAATAATTCGCTGTATAATCTGGAGTAATACCAGTGCTAGTAGTTCCAGTAGTTGTACCAGTAGTACCTAATGATACTTGTGTAGCAACAGTAGTCGAACTAGTACTAGATCCAGTTGGTATGTTTACGCCTGCTACCCCCGGTGACGCATAAGACTGTTGTTGGGTTGAAAAATTACTAGTTCCTGCAGGTGTAGTAGATGTTTTTACTACATCAGGAGTAGCAACTGACGAGCTTCCGCCAAATGTAGTATTTGCAAACGATGGAGATGGTGAAATATTTTGAGGCCATGAACTTGTAAGCGGAGACGGCACAAAGTCGTAATGTACTGCACCGAAGCCCTCCATATTTCCAGAGTTAACGTAACCTACATCGTAATACACTGATTCATACGCTATTTTAAAATCAAAGTGATGAGAACCACCGTCAGAATACGCAAGTTTATTACCAGTCCATCCAGTAATTAACGGATTTATTAATTTGTAACTAACATATTCGTGTCTAGCCATTTGATAAATTGTAATATAATTAAAAAATGGTGCAATCTTTCCAGTAAACCCGTACGGTGCAGTTATGTGCGAAGCTGATTGCATCGCAGTTTTACTATATGCACCTCTAGTATTTGCTACTGTTGGATCAGCATAATGATACTTGTAATATGCTTGCCATAACTGGTTAATAAGGCCCATATTATCGTCATGAAATGACATATTAATATCATTATATTTGTGTTGATACTGCACTACACGTTTTCTATTATATTGATTTAATACATCATGACTTACAGAATAAGCTGGTAAATCAGTTGATTTAACAAGTAAGTTAATTTCATCTTTTAATGTTAATATAGTTTGAACATTAATATTTTTAATATTAAGTGCTGGCCAATTTATATTAAACGCTACATGATAAAGGAATTTATTTTTCGGTAATAATCTGAATTGCTCGTCAACAAATGTTCTTGCCGCATGTTGTTGGCAACGAAAGTGTTCGACTGCATCAGCTTTTAAGTATTGGTTAGGACTAAATGACATATATATATTTATCTATTTGATAAAGTGTGTAGTTAATAGCCACAAAAAAAGCTCGCATTGCGAGCTTTTTTCTAAAAATAAATGATTAACCCAAAGGTCCGCCACCCATAATTTGTGGTTGTGTACTTGGTGCAGGACGTTGTGTTTTTTCACCAATCGCGCCGCCAGATGTTTGAATACAGTTGTCAGGTTGAATTGATAATGAAATTTCCATAGCACTTGCATCAGAGTATACTAGTTCACCGAATGTTGATGATACAATGTAACAACCGTAGCATTCCCATGTTTCTAAGATATTAGCTTCTGAGTAGTTATTGTTGTTAGCACCGTCTAATACAAAGATGGTCATTCTAAATTTGTAATCACCTGCGGCAGCTGCAGAACTTTGTTCAAAGAAATCAAATTGTTTCTGATTTTGTTGACCGATGATTCTATTTACAGTACCGCCAGCATCGTCACGTATAGAAATAGTAATTGCATCCCATGTTGGTTTCCCAGCATAGTTAATTTTACTGTTGTACACGTCAATTACTTTGTTTTCAAACTTCACTGATGGACGTGAAGCTTTTGAAACTTGTTTAGTTAATTCGGTTGTATCGGTTTCAATACCTAGTCCATCAAATGTAACTTTGAAACGATATTTTAACTTAGGCATTAACAAGCCTGTGTTATCATTCCCATTAATAGGAACTGAAAAATTTGATAATGATGAAATTGACATATAGTTATTCTCCTGTTAAATTCCCAAAGCCTTGACTTCACCAGTGTTTTTCAAGTGTAATGGAATGTAAATAAATTCCACAGCTTTTGTTGGTTCGATTGCAATATCTACCCACAATTCGCTTCTATCAATTCTTGCAGGTGTGTTATTTG